TAAACCCGATCATGTGGTTGATTCCAAAACCGTCTATACCGTATCGCTGGTAGTCACCTCGACTCGCGATGTGGATACGGTGCAGTGATGGAACGCTGGATCGAAGATAAGCCGATGGATAATTCGTGGTTGCCATTGCGTTTAGATATGCTGAAGGCGGTTCTTTCCCAAGGATTTGAGGTTAGGGTTACTAAGGATGGAAAGTACGAGTTCAGAGAACCGATTGACACGGTGCAATAGACTGAACTAACAACATGTCTGCAGTCCTCAAACCCGTATGGCTAGCTGCGCATCAATGGAAGCCCGGAGAGTCAGGTAATCCAAAAGGACGGCCGCTAGGCTCGCGAGCTAAGCTAGAAGAGCGCTTTCTGGCCGATTTGCTGGCTGACTGGGAAGATCACGGGGCTGCGGCATTGGCAGCTGCACGGGAAGAGGATCCAGTCGGTTACGTCAAAGTAGCGGCATCCCTGATGCCAAAGAAGGTCGATCCGGATGGCGCGCTAGAGGGTATTACTCGTGATGAACTCAGGCTCGCAATCACTGCCCTTCAATCCTTCATCGCTCCTTCAGACCCTGATAGCCCAGGAAGCCCGCTTAGCAGCCCAAGAGAAGCTGGTTGACTATCATCCGTATCCAAAGCAGCTAGAGTTTCATAACGCAGGCAGAGACTATCGCGAACGGCTATTGATGGCCGGTAACCAGTTAGGCAAGACACTTGCCGCGGGGATGGAATATGCAATGCACGCTACTGGTCGATATCCAGAATCATGGGGAGGAAAGCGTTACGATCGAGCTGTCATCGGATGGGCTGCAGGGATTACTGGAGAGTCTACTCGAGATAACGTTCAAAGAATCCTCCTTGGACGGCCTGGCTCCTATGGCACCGGATCAATACCTAAAGACGCGATTGTTGATATTACAGCTGCTAGAGGGCAGCCAGATCTGCAGGACTCCATCAAAGTACGCCATACCAGCGGCGATGTGAGCCACATAGCCTTGAAGTCCTACGAGAAGGGCCGTGAGAAGTGGCAGGGCGAAACACTCGATATCGTTTGGTTCGATGAAGAGCCGCCCCTCGATATCTATATCGAGGGCTTAACTAGAACAAACTCAACCCTTGGCCCTGTGTTTGTGACATTTACCCCCTTGCTCGGCATGTCAGAGGTCGTCAAGCGCTACCTGATCGATAAGGTTCCCGGCACGCATGTCACGCAAATGACAATCCATGATGTGGATCATTACAGTGCTGAGCAGCGTGCATCCATCATTGCGAGTTACCCGGAGTATGAGAGAGATGCAAGAACCAAAGGCATACCCCAACTCGGTTCTGGTCGAGTATTTCCCATTGCAGAGCAAGAACTGTCCTGCGAACCCTTTTCCATCCCAGATCATTGGCCTCAGCTTGGAGGACTGGATTTCGGATGGGATCACCCTTCGGCCGCTGTACGAATGGCATGGGATCGTGACAGCGACTGCCTCTACGTCACGGCCTGTCATAGACAGCGCCAGCAAACCCCAGCCCTGTTCGCAGCCTCCATCAGACCCTGGGCAGCGTGGCTCCCCTGGGCCTGGCCCCACGACGGACTGCAGCATGACAAAGGTTCAGGAGAGCAGCTTGCCAAGCAATACCGTGATCAGGGCTTAAAGATGTTAGGCATGCGGGCTACCTTTGAGGACGGCACCAATGGTCTCGAGGCCGGCATTGCGGAGATGTTCGATCGGATGCAGACTGGGCGCCTTAAAGTTTTTACAAACCTGAACGATTGGTGGGAGGAGTTTAGAATGTACCACCGCAAGGAGGGACTCATCGTCAAACAATCCGATGATCTGATGTCTGCTACCCGATACGCCGTGATGATGCGTCGCTTTGGTGAGGTACAGTTCAAGCGTGGATTGGAGCCCAATCGCTCATTCTCAGGGGCTGGCAATCAAAATAGCTGGTTGGGGCTGTGAACAGATGCCCTGCCTCATCAATGATCCTTACTATCAGGCCCGCTGGCTAGCGCTGCATCCATGCCCCAAACTCCCCAAGACTTTACCGAACAAGCCGAAACGGACGAAGAGATCTGGGCCGAATGCTCAGAGCGCTTTCGCATCGCCGAGGAGATCGAAGCGCAAAATAGGCTCTTAGCCATTGAGGATCTGGAGTTTGAAGATGGGCAACAGTGGCCGGATGACATCTATAACCTGCGTAAGATCCAGCGCCGTCCTACCATTACAGTCAACCACACAGCCACGCTGGTGCGACGTGTCACCAATAACATGCGTGAGCAGCGTCCCCGTATTGATTGCCATCCCATCAGTGATGCAACCATCGATGATGCACGGGTAGCAAAGGGGCTGATCAGGCATATTGAAACACTCTCCAAAGCCTCGGTGGCCTATGATCTGGCAGGATCGAGCGCGGTGCGCATCGGCTGGGGCTATGCCCGCGTGGTGGGCGAATATGAGGATGAGAAATCATTTAGTCAGGAATTGAAGATCAAGCCGGTGCGTAACGCGCTCGCAGGCTATATTGATCCGGCTGCCCAACTGCCCGATGGCTCGGACATGGAATGGTTTATTTTCTCCGAGTGGATGAAAAAGCAGCAGTTTAGGCGTAAGTATCCCGATGAACCCTTGGATGAATGGACGCATGGGGCACCCGGAGATGATAACCACAAGTGGGAGGACAAAGAGTCTATTCGCCTAGCCGAGTATTACCGCATCAAGCACACCAAGGATTCGCTGTACGAACTCTCAAACGGCAACACCGTTTATGCATCGGATTATCGCAAGAACAAGCAGGCTTATGAGCTGGCTCAAATCATCATTAAGCGCACACGTCCTTCCGAGAAGCGCCAGGTGCAATGGTTTCGTGTCGCCGGAACAAAGATCGTTGATCGGCGCGACTTACCAGGCCGATGGATACCGGTCAGCCGATGCGAGGGCAATGTACTCGATCTGAATGGAGATGTAAGACGAAAAGGCATGATTCGGGACATGAAAGACCCGGCCCGCTCGGCTAACTACTGGGAAACGGCCAAGGCTGAGAAACTGGCATTGTCCTCCAAAGCCCCCTGGGTGATGGTCGAGGGTCAGGCCGATGGGCATACAGAATGGGATGATGCCAATCAAAAGCCCTACTCGGTACTGAAATATAAGTTGATCTTAGGCATGGATGGTCAGCCCTTGCCCGGTGTGCCCCCGCCGCAGCGCCAGCAAGCCGTTGAGGTCGAGGCGGGCTTCAAAGAGGCCGCTGAGTCGGGCATCCGAAACTTGATGATGGTGGCCGGCATGCCGCATGAGCCTGGGCAAGATACCCCAGGGGAAGTGGTATCGGGGGTAGCTTTACGTAAGCGCCAAGCGATCTCCGATATCAGTCACTTTCAATTCTACGACAATCAGACCCTGTTCATCAGCCATATCGGGGAGATCCTTTTGGATTTATTCCCCTACTACTATGGCGAGGAGCGCATGCAGCGCATCATCGGGGATGATGGCGTGCCGCAGATGATCGGCATCAATAAGCCCAAACTAAATCCAAGCACGGGCGTCACGGAGATCGCCCACAACATGAATGTCGGTCGCTATGATGTGGTGATGGATACGGGCCCAGGATATGAGACAAAGCGCCAGGAGGGTGCTGAGAACATGCTCGACTTGCTTAAAACCCCGTTGGGTGAGCCCATTGCCAAGACTGGGGCTGACTTGGTTGTGCGTAACATGGACTTTGCTGGGGCTGAGGATTTGGCTGACCGGCTGATGCCGTTGAATCCTCAAGGCATGCAAAAGGCCATGGAGAATCTGCCACACGAGGCTAAGGGCATTGTCACTGCCATGCAGGTGCATATGCAGCAGCTACAACAGCAGTTGCAGGCTGCGCAGATGGAATTGAAGTACAAGAGCACTATCGAGCAGGGTTGGATGAAGACAGAGCTATCCAAAACTGAGATGCAGACGCATGTCAAGGCTCACGATACCGACACGCGGGCACGTACCGCCATCGATGTGGCTGAGATCAAGGAAGCAGGCGGCTTACTCGATACCCATGTGCAAGGAAAATACGATAGTGAAGCTCGCAAAGATGAGCTTAAAGCCGCTGAGAAGGCCGAGAAACAAAATGGAGCAGCAAAGTAATGGCTAAAGTACAGATTGCAGGCCAAGAAGGCGCCAAACTGATGGCTGAGGGCAAGTCCAACATCGAAGTGTACAAGACCGAGCGTCCTAAGCGCGAAGCTGCGCCCCCCTTGGAGATGAAGGCCGGTGATGGTGCGGCCCCGCCCGTGGTTGATGGACCAGGAGAACGAGATGCGAAAGCTAACAACCGATCGGATAGTAACGGAAGCGATAAGGATGCTGGGAGTAAAGCCGGTGACACCGCAGCAGAAGTGGATCGCGATGAAGGTCTTGAACCAGATGACAAAGAGCTACCTGAAAGAGCCCGTAAGCGCATCGGTAAAAAGCACTATGAGATGAAAAAGGCTCAGGAAGAGGCAGCGGATGCTGAGCGTTTCGCCGAGGGCCTGTTCAATGAGCGCGAAGAGTATCGAAAAAAGGTCGCTGCGCTAGAAGCACGCCTGCTCGAACAGGAAGCCAAGACCGCATCTCCTAAGCCTGAGATCAAAGAGCCTAATCCCGATGATCCAAAGTACAAAACCGACAAGGGAGAGTTTGATTGGCTGACCTTTTCACGCGAAACGGCTCAATATGCCGCCAATAAGGCCATCGAGGCCGAGAGAGCGCAGATTGCGCAGGCACAAGCGGCTAAAGCCAAAGAGGAATCGGACAAGCTTTTCGCCAAAAGACTAGCCGAGGCCACCAAGAAGTATCCTGACTGGATGGAAGTTGTGCAGAAAAGCCCGGTACAGCTTGATAATGTGGGCTTGCGCTTCATTGCCAAGTCAGAGTATGGTACAGACATAGCCTACCACTTAGCTAAACACTCTGAGGTGGCGGAAGCGATTAACGGATTAGGTGACCCCGACCTGATCCTAGCTGCGATGGGGGAACTCCAGACCACTTTTAAGAAGCCTGCGTCCAAAGTCGAGCCAGAAAAGGTTCCAGCAGCTTCAAAGACGGTCGAACGGCAAGGGGCTCCGGCTCCTATTACTCCGATCCAGTTGTCTGGATCCAATCCGCCACCGGTTGACCCGGCCAAGATGGATTTCAAGCAATTGCGCGCCTACGAGAGAGAAAGAGCGAGGCAGCGCGGTCGAAGATAAAGGCGTTCGGCACCCCTAAGGTTCACAAATCTTAGGAGTTTTAAGTGGCCAACAATCTGTTGACCATGAGCTACATCACCAATGAAGCTCTGGTCGTGCTCGAAAACGAACTCGTTATCGCGAATCGCGTCGAGCGTCAATATTCAGCCGAATTTGCCCAAACAGGGGCGAAAATAGGCAATACCTGCAACGTTCGGCGCCCGCCCCGCTATAAGGGAACCTATGGGCCGCCCCTGAACGTTGAGGACACGAACGAAACCTATATCCCGGTGGCACTGAATTATCAGTTCCATGTGGATATTCAGTTCACGACCCAGGATTTGTCTTTGTCGATGGACATGTTCAAAAAGCGGGTGCTAAAGCCTCAGATTGCCACGGTGGCCAATCGCATCGATTCCGATACCGCGCAGTATGCGTACCTGAATACCGCCGCACAGTTGGGCACCTTTGGGGTGTCCCCGAATAGCTTGAAGATCTTCACCGATGCGCGTGCCTATTTGGCCAATGAGGCCTGCCCGCGTGAGGGTGAGAAGAATGCGGTGCTTGATCCGACCTCTATGTCTTCCATGGTGGCCACCGTTCAGGGCCTATTTAACCCACAAGCGAAGATCGGCGAGTATATCGAAACGGGCATGATTGCCCGCGAGTTCGCAGGCCTTGACTGGTGGGAAGATCAGAATATCCCGGTATTTACCACCGGCGCTCAAGGCGGTACGCCGGTCCTGACTACCCCGGTGGCTGGAACTGCATTCTTAAGCACCGGCTGGGCGCAGTCCGGCACGGTCTCGACCCAGGGCTGGACCGCATCGACCGGCGTAGTCCAGGTCGGGGATATCATTCAGTTCGCCGGCGCGTATCCGGTTAACCCGCAGAATCGTAACCAATATGGCAAGACATTGCGCCAATTCGTGGTGCTGCCGCCAGGTGGATTTGCGGTGCCCCCGAATGGCGCGGCAGGAACGGTACTGACGTACGGTGCTGCCACCCTGACAGCGGGTACTTTTAATCCGACCAACGGTGTCTATACCTCATCGGGCACCGGCACTTTGTATTTGACCATCGGGGACTGCTGCATCTCGGGCGGACAGTTCCAGAACGTGACCGCACAGCCGGCCTCGGGTGCGGCCATCACGGTCAACGGTGGTACAGCTTACGCCTCCACGGTTAGTCCCCAATCTTTGGTGTTCCACAAGTATGCATATGCACTTGCCTTTGCTGACTTGCCGCTACCGCGCGGTGTGGAGTTCGCGGCCCGCGCCTATGACGATGAAGATGTCGGCATGAGTATCCGCGTGGTGAGCCAGTATACGATCAATAACGACTCAGAGCCTACGAGGGCCGATGTGCTCTATGGGCCTGCGAGCCTGTATCGCACTCTTGGGCTTCGAATTGCCGGTTAATAGGAGAGAAGAATGCCTTCAGTGAATCCAGGGCCGGCGACTACTCAGACCGCATCGACTGAGTTGATGATCGCCCCGCAGCAGTTTCCCAACTTTAATTCATCTGGCCAAGGCACCAATGGTTATCGCTGCTTAGCTTTTGCCAAGTCCGTCCCGGTGAATTCAACCGGAGATGCGGCTGTTGCACCGTTGATCAACACGACATTTTTCGATTTACTTGGCTCTACCACTACGGGTATCGGTGCCATTGTATTTTGCAATCCACTCGCGTTGGTCAACGGCGTACTCACTGCCACTAGCATCGCAAGTACTGCGATAAGGCTGTGGTCAGGGCCAAACCAAACCGGTACCGCACTGTGTGCGGCAACCACTTTGGGTACTTTGATTGCCGGCGCTAACGCTACCGGTTATGTGCAGCAAGCGACCGCGACTGCTTTAGGTGCATATCAGGTATCCCAGTGGGGTGTGGGAGCAACGAACGGCACGGGTGGTGCATCCTCGTACAATATCTTTTGCAATGTGACGACAGCCTCAGGCGTGACAGCATCCCAG